AATGTTATAGGGGGTCAAAGTCAAGCACCTGTACAAGCCTTTGTAGTAGCTAGTGAAGTTACAAACGCACAAGCATTAGAAAGAAACACTATTGAGGGTGCAACGATAGGATAAATACAAATTTAAATTTTTAATACGTTATATAATTATGAAAATAATAGAACTAATTTTAGATGAAGAACAAGAAGAAAGTGGCATAGATGCTATTTCTATTGTTGAAAGTCCAGCTATTGAATCTGATTTTGTTGCTTTAAATTCACAAGAAATTAAATTAGCAGAACTAGACAAAGAAAAAAAAATATTATTAGGTGCTTTATTGATACCTAATAAACCTATTTACAGAAATGGAAATGAAGGGGATTATTATATATTCTTTTCAAAAGATACCATAATGAAAGCATCACAGATGTATTTGAAAAATGGTTATCAAAATAATTCAACACTAGAACACAAACAAGCGTTGAATGGATTAACACTTGTTGAAAGTTGGATAGTAGAAGACAAAGTACACGACAAGTCAAGAAAATATGGACTAGATGTTCCTGTAGGTACTTGGATGGGAGCAGTAAAAGTAAATAATGAGGATATTTGGCAAGAATACGTTAAAACTAATAAAGTTAAGGGTTTTTCTATTGAGGGTTACTTTGCAGATAAAATGGAAAGACCTAAAGAATCAATCAAAGAAGATATGTCAGAAGATGATAAACTACTTAATGAAATAAAAAACATACTGACAAATGAAACGGAATAACAATAGACCATATATACCTAGTAGAACAAGTCCTAAGGGAAGTTCTAGAGCGTGTTTATGTTGGGATACTAATAAATATTCTATTGATTGTTGTGATGGCTCAATACACGCACAAGGCATCGGAGTAATCACAAGAATAACTTGAAAATGCAAAATTAAATCAAATAATCGTTATATAAATAATATGAAATCAACTGAAATGTTAAACCAAATTAAAACACTTCTAAACATCGAGGTAAAACTTGAAGAAATGAAGTTAGAAAATGGCACTATCGTAAGTGCTGAATCATTTGAAAAAGGTAAAGAAATTTTTATCGTAACAGATGATGAAAAAGTAGCAATGCCTGTTGGCGAATATATACTAGAAGATTCAAGACTAGTAGTTGTAGAGGAAGAAGGAATTATTGGAGATGTTAGAGAAGTATCTGATGAAGTTCCACAGAAAGAAGCAGAAGATGGAGAAGAAATCACTGAGGATTTAAAAGAAGATGACTACGAAGAAGAAGAAAAGAAAATGGCTGATGTTGGAGATTGGGAAGGGATGGAAAAAAGAATCCAAAACCTAGAAGATGCTATTGCTGATTTAAAATCAGACAAAGAAAGCAAAATGGAAGAAGAAGAAATGAGTTCTGAATCACAACCATTAAAGTCAAGAACAGTAAAAGAAGAATTTTCTGAAGAAGTAAAAAAAGAAGAATTATCTGAAGCTGCTGTAAAGCCAATAAAACACAATCCTGAATCAGGAAATGAAAAAATAAATAAAGTAGAATTTGCAAAAGGCAAGTTTAACACAACACTAGATAGAGTATTAAATAAATTAAATAAATAATAAAAAAAATGAGTAATCTAAAAAATGTAAATTTAGCAACTACTGTAAGTATCACTAGTACTTATGCAGGTGAGTTCGCAGGAGAGTATATTGCTGCAGCACTTCTTTCAGCATCTACAATTGATGATGGGGGATTAACAGTAAAAGCAAATATAGCTTACAAAGAAGTAATTAAAAAATTAGCAACAGGTTCTTTAGTAACTGCGGCAGGATGTGATTTTGTACCAAATTCATCTGTAACACTTACAGAAAGAATTATTGAGCCAAAAGAATTACAAGTAAACCTACAATTATGTAAGTATGACTTCGTAAACGATTGGGAAGCACAACAAATGGGATATGGTTTAGGTCAATCTTTACCTCCTAAATTCTCTGACTTTATGATTGCTCACGTGGCAGCAGAAGTAGCACAAAATACAGAATTATGTATATGGCAAGGAGATACAACAGCAAGTGCAAACAATTCTTTTGATGGGTTTGAAAAACTAATTTTAGCAGCAGCAGCACAAATTCCTACAGGTCAAAAAATTACAAAAGTAAGTGGTGGAATTACTGCAGCAAACGTAATCGCAGAATTATCTAAAGTAGTAGATGCAATACCATCATCATTATATGGTAAAGAAGACCTATTTATTTACATTCCATCTAAAACTGCTAAGGCTTATGTTCAAGCATTAGGTGGATTTGCAGCTAGTGGATTAGGAGCAAATGGTGTTAATAACCAAGGAACACAATGGTGGAACAATGGTTCGCTAAGTGTAAATGGTGTTAAAATATTTGTTTGTCCAGGAATGAGCAACGATAAAATGTATGCAGCACAGAGAAGTAACTTATACTTTGGAACTGGAATCCTTAACGATTCAAATGTTGTAAAGGTTTTAGATATGGCTGATTTAGATGCTTCTAACAATGTTAGAATGGTAATGAGATTTACCTCAGCAGTACAGTTTGGAATAGCTTCAGACCTTGTACAATATAAATAAAAATTAATTAACTAAATTAAGGCAGGTAGAATAATCTGCTTGCCTTTTTTTATAAATAAAATATAAATAATATGGCTTGTACATTAACAACAGGTAGAAAAATTCCTTGTAAATCAGCTTTTGGTGGTATAAAAACTGTTTTGTTTGCTAATTATGGGAGTATTGCATCAATTGCAGTAGATTCAACAACCAAAATAGCAACTATAACAAATGGTTCGCCAGCACCAGTATGGTTTGAATATGATGTAAAAGGAAATTCTAGTTTAGAAACTACTGTAACAAGTAGCAGAGAAAACGGAACAACATTCTACACACAAACTTTAAACTTAACATTAACTTATTTAGATGCAAAAACACAAGCAGAACTGCAACTTTTAGCAGTATCTAGACCATACGCAGTAGTTGTTGATTACTATGGTAATAGCTTCTTATGTGGATTTGAAAACGGAATGGATTTGACAGGTGGAACTGTAGTAACAGGAGCAGCAGCAGGAGATTTATCAGGGTTTACTCTAACATTTGAAGGAATGGAAGAAACAGCACCTTATTTCTTAAATGCTACACCAACAGCATCAACTGCACAAGTTGACCCAACAGCATAATAATAGTTTTTTTTAATTGTAAATCAAGCACTCTTAATAGGGTGCTTTTTTTTTGCCTAAATGATTGTACAAATTCTTAGTATTATTACGTTATATAAGTAATGATTATATTAACTACATCAGCAACTGCCCAAGCATTGTCAGTTATTCCTAGAGAATATACTGATGCTTTTAGTGTGTCTATAACAGATGATAGCACTAACGTAACAAAATACTATGATATAACATCAGCATCAACTTCTGGTAACTATTTGAACTTTAATTTAACATTTAATCCTATCTTAGTAGAAAATCATTTTTATGATTTAAGATTATACATAGATTACAATTATTGGAATACAAATTATAGTTTTTGGAATTTATTTGACCAAATATGGAATTTAGATTCTGAACAAATAGATGACATCTATAAAGATAGAATATTCTGTACAGACCAAGATGTAGACCAATTAAATAAAAACGACCATTATGAATTAAATAAAGGTCAATACCTGACTTATGATGGGTATGATAATACATATTTAGTAATATGAAAAATAGAAAAAGAAATACACTAGGGCAATTTGTAAAAAATTCTAAGGTTTCGGAGTTTGGCTTTGTAAATTTAAGCACATATACAAGTCCTGAAATACAAGAAGTTCAAGGTAAAGAATGGGTTCAGTATGGTGCTGATAATAATTACTTTCAGTTTTTGATTGATAGGTATAATGGTAGTCCTACAAATAATGCTGCTATAAACGGTATTAGTCAGCAAATTTATGGCAAAGGTTTAAACGCAACAGATGGAAATAGAAAGCCAAATGAGTACGCACAAATGGTTTCTTTATTCAAAAAAGAATGTGTTAGAAAACTTTGTTATGATTTAAAATTGATGGGTCAATGTGCTATACAAGTTATATACACTAAAGATAGAAAACGTATTGCTCAGGTTGAGCATATGCCTATTGAAACTTTAAGGGCAGAAAAATGTAATGAAGATGGGGAAATACCTGCATATTTTTATTTTAAAGATTGGGTAAACATAAAAAGAAGCGATGAGCCTTTAAGAATACCTGCTTTTGGTATGTCTAATGAAAGTATTGAAATATTATATGTAAAACCTTACAAGTCAGGATTTTATTACTATTCTCCTGTGGATTATCAAGGTGGATTACAATATTGTGAACTTGAAGAAGAAATTAGCAATTATCATTTAAATAATATAATGAATGGTCTTGCCCCTAGTATGCTAATCAATTTCAATAATGGAACGCCAAATCAAGAAGAACGTAAATTAATTGAAAATAAAATAGCACAAAAGTTTTCAGGTACAAGCAACGCAGGTAAATTTATCTTAGCCTTTAATGACAATAAAGAAAGTCAAGCTGAGATAACGCCTGTTCAATTATCTGATGCTCATAATCAGTATCAATTTTTATCTGATGAATCTGCTAAAAAAATAATGGTTGCTCATAGAATTGTATCTCCTATGTTATTAGGAATTAAAGATTCTAGTGGGTTAGGAAATAATGCAGATGAAATAAAGACTGCATCTTTACTTATGGATAATACTGTTATAAGACCTTTTCAGGAACTTTTGATTGATTCCTTTGACAAAATACTTGCATATAACGATATAGCCTTAAACCTCTACTTTACGACCTTACAACCATTAGAGTTTACTGAAGTTGATAGTTCAATACAAGACAAAGAAACTATTGAAGAAGAAACAGGTGTTGAAATGCAAAAATTTAGCCTTAAAAAAATAGATGGTCAAGATGTTTATAAAACTAAAGAAGAAGCTATAAAAGTAGCTGAAGAAAAAGGGTGTAAAGGATATCACGAACACGAAGAAGATGGCGAGATTTGGTATATGCCTTGTGAAACACACGCAGAAGTTCCTAAATTATCAGATGAGCAAGGTAACTTAATGCTAGAGCATTTAAAAGGCGAAACAGTAAATGATGAATGGGTTATTACAGATGTTAGAGATGTTGATGAAGATAATCTTGCTAATGATGAATGGGTTGCTGCTAGTATAGTAAATAAAGAAACAACATTAAGTAAAATAAAAAAATTAGTTGGATTAGCTGATGAAATAAAATCAAAAAAGAAAGGTAGTTCTTATAGCGATTTAGATTCTAAAAACTATAAAATAAGATATCAATATTATAAAAAATCAAATGCAAAATCTATACAAAGAGATGCAGATGGTAAAAGAAAAAGCACTTACGAGACAAGAAAGTTTTGTGAAAATATGATGGCATTGTCAAGGCAAGGTGTAGTTTATACTATTGAAGATATTGACAAAGCAAGTAGAGCAGGAGTCAATGGTGGTTTTAGTCCAGAAGGTAAAAGCACTTATGATTTATTTAAATACAAAGGTGGTTGTTACTGCAGACACGCTTGGAAGCAAATTTTATATAGAAGAAAAAAAGGTGCGCAAGTGAGTGAGAATTTAAAAAACTATAGAAGAACAGGAGATATTCCATCTACATATAAACGAAATCCTTGGGGAAGTAAAGATGCAAAAAAAGCAACATTTGATTTACCGAATCACGGCTCATTAAAATACACTTACTAATGGCAACACAATTATTCATAAATAGAACTGACTTAGTTAGAAACTCAATACTCGATGGAAATATAGACACATCTAAATTTATTCAGTTCATAAAAATAGCACAAGAAATTCACGTACAAAACTATATGGGTACAAAGTTGTATGATGGTTTATCTGCAGCGATACCTAATATTGACCAACCTGCTAATGCTAGATGGAAAATCTTATTAAATGATTATATAGTACCGATGCTAATATGGTTTGCTCAAGTTGATTATTTGCCTTTTGCAGCATATCAAGTTCGTAATGGTGGTGTATTTAAACATAGGTCAGAAAATTCTGATACAGTTAGTAAAGAAGAAGTAGATTATCTAGTAGAAAAAGCTAGAACTAATGCTGAGTGGTATTCTAGAAGATTTATTGACTTTATGTCTTTTAATGAAACAACATATCCTGAATACACAAGCAACACAAATGATGATATATACCCAAGTTATGATGCTACATTTAATGGTTGGGTACTATGAGATATAAACCGAAAGAAAAAAATATAGAAAAATTAAAAATATTTCTAAAAAAGATACAAAATAATAAAACAAAAAAATTAAAGTATGGCAACTCTATTTAACACTAAAATTTCTGCAACTTATCAGGGTCTATTTAAGACAATCGATAATGCTGCAATAACTGCTTCTTTAAAAGAATTAACAGATGGTTCAGGAAACCAATCAGGTCTTTATGTAAATACTGCAGGAGATTTTAAGGTTTCAAATATATTAGAGTGGGGTTCATTAAAAGACACAGGGACAGGGGTTACTATAACTCGTTATGTAACATCTACTGATGGAATAGAAAACTTTAATAATAATACTTCACTTCCTACAAGTGCTGCTGTAAAACTATATGTAGATAGTAAATTTGCTACTTCAGATACTTTACAGGAAGTTTTATCTTTTGGAAATACAACAGGTGGAAAAGATATTGTAGTAAGTGCAGGAGATGACATTACTTTTACTGATACATCTAAAATCTTAATGGGAGCATCTAGTGATTTACAAATCTATCACGATGGAGCAAATAGTAAATTAGTTGATGGTGGTTCTGGTGGTTTATTTATACAAACAGACTTATTTAGAGTATTAAATGCAGCAGGTGGAAAAAACATAATACGAGGTACTGAAAATGCTTCAGTAGAATTATTTTATAATAATAGTAAAAAGCTAGAAACTAAGAATACAGGAGTAGATGTTACAGGTAATCTTGTAGTAAGTGGTAGTATCACAGGAGCAGGAGGTTCATTCTTACCACTTGCAGGGGGTACAATGACAGGTAATATTGTTTTAAACGACAATGTTAAAAGCATATACGGAACATCTAGTGATGGTCTTGAGGTTTATCACGATGGTACACATTCTTATATTCAAGATACAGGAACAGGAGATTTGAGAATAAAAAGTAATAGCAGTATTGCTTTATTATCAAATACAAATGAGGATATGATTTTTGCAGTACCTGATAGTTTTGTTAAATTATATTTTAATGGAATTGAAAGGTTAGCAACTTCAAGCACAGGAGTGTCTATTGCAGGTACTTTATCTACTTCTTCAAATGTATCAGTAGGAGCAAATGCAACTTTTGTAGATAACGGAAAAGCTATATTCGGAGCAGGGTCTGACTTACAGATTTATCATAATGGTACAAATCAAGATAAAATAGAAAGTTCATCATCTTTTTTAATTTTAGAGTCTGGTAATCTTATTTTACGAAATAATGGTGGTTCAGAAGATTATGCAAAGTTTTTTGGTAATGGGGGAGCAGAAATTTATTATGACAACACTAAAAGACTAGAAACAGTTTCAGCAGGTGCAAAGGTTACAGGTAATTTAGAAGTAACAGGCACGATTACAGGTAGTGGTGGCTCGTTCTTACCTTTAGCAGGTGGAACTATGACAGGCAACACTATCCACAATGACAATGTAAAGTCTATCTATGGAACTGCTAGTGATGGATTAGAAATTTATCACGATGGTTCTAATAGTTATATAGCTGATACTGGAACAGGAACATTAAATCTACGTGGAAGTACGCAAGTTCTTATATCAGGAGCAAATGGAGAAGTAGGAGTTCAATATGTAGAAAATGCAGGTGTTGGTTTAAGACATAATAACGTAACTAAACTATCAACTATAAGTTCAGGTATAACAGTAACAGGAAACGGAGTATTTAGTGGTAATGTTTCTGTGCCTGATAGTGCGTTTTTATATGCAGGAAGTAGTGATGATTTATCTTTAACTCATAACGGTACAGATTCTATTATTAGAAACTATACAGGAGATTTCCAAATAAATCAAGGTGCAGTAACAAAATCAATAGTATTTAAAGTATCAAATGCAAACGCACTAGATACAACTGCTTTAACAATATCAAGAAATGCAGATGCTAGTTTTGGTAGAAATGTTACAATAGCAGGAGATTTAACTGTAAACGGAACAACTACAACTATAAACACACAAACACTAGCAGTAGAAGACCCATTAATAGAACTATCAAAAGACAATACTGCAAACTCTGTAGATATAGGAATGTATGGTAAATACAATGATGGTACTGCTAGGTACTTAGGTTTGTTTTCTGATGCATCTGATAGTAATAAATTTAAACTATTTAAAGGCTTAACAGTACAGCCAACAAGCACAGTAAATATTGGTGGTGCAGGATATGTAGCAGCAGATTTAGTTGTAGCAGGTTTAGAAGCAACAACAGGTGCATTTAGTAGCACAGGTTCTTTTGGTGGAGATGTAACTATAAATAATGGGTTAATATCTACAATAAATGCAACAGGTTCACTCTATTTGAATTTAAATTATACAAATTCTTATGGTGGAAGAAATTTTAGAGTAAGTAATAATGGAGTTAATTATTTTAATATAGATGCAAATGCTTTAGCAAGTTTCGCAGGAGATGTAAGTTTAGTAGATAGTAAAAAATTATTAATAGGTATAGGAAATGATTTACAAATATCTCACGATGGGTCTGATAGTTATATAAATAACATAACTGGCAATTTATCTATAAGACAATTAGCTGATGACAAAGATATAATATTTCAATCAGATAACGGGAGTGGTGGAACTGAAAACTATATACAAATTGATGGTAGTGAGGGAAGAACAACATTCAATAAAAATATAAGATTAAATGATAATGTAAAAGCACAATTTGGTGGTTCAGGAGATCTACAAATATATCACGATGGTAGTAATAGTTTTATTTCTAATATAGGTACAGGTTCTTTAATTGTAAGGGCAACAAATTTTGCAGTACAAAGTGCAGATGCATCAGATGATTTTATAACAACTGTTCAAAATGCACAAGTAAATTTATTCTACAATGGTCTTAAAAAGTTTGAAACTACAAGTACAGGTATTCAAATTTCAGATACAGGTTCAGTTAAAAAAATAGTATCATATTTTGATGGAGATTATACAAGTGGATTTAAGTTTTCTGATTTAAATGGTGGTATTTGGTATGATGCTGGAGCAGATGATTTATATTTAAATGCAAATCACGGAAATAGTCAAATAATTTTACAATCTGGTGGCTCAACCACTTTGACTTTAGATGCTTCTAACAACGCAACTTTTGAAGGACAAATTAACGCAACAGGAGAGGCTAGTAATGGAGGTACGATAAATATTGGAGATACTCCTGCTTATAGAGGTGTTTTGTCTTATAGTGGTGCATCAAACACTATTTTATCTATAGCTAACACTTATAATTCAGCAAACTCACAAATTAATTTTAATTTACGAACTGCTGCAACATCAGTCACTGCATTAAGTCTTAAAGGTACTGGAAACGCAACTTTTGCAGGAGATGTAACCATAAATGGAGCAGGTTCTGCTTCTAATGGTAGTATAAGTTTAGTTTCTTCTGATAGTTTTATTAGAATAAATACAACTGGAGGTACTACTGATAAAGGAAAATGGGACATAAGAACAGTTAGTGCAAGTGGATTTGAAGCGTTAGACTTTAGAACAGTTAATGATGCAAACAATGTTTTTAGCACTAAGTTATCAATTGCAACCGATGGAAACGCAACTTTTGCAGGAGAAGTTACTTTATCAGCAGAAACTCAATATTTAAATTTTAAAAAAGCATCCACATCTGATATATTATCAACAATAGTATCTGAAACAGATGCAGGAACAGGTGGAAAACTAAGATTTTTAACTAAAAGAAATGGAGATACGCAACTTAATGCCTTAACCCTTGATGATAACCAAAAAGCAACTTTTGCAGGAAATGTTGCTTTTAATGACCATACAATACATCCAGACCAAGTAAAATCAAAATTTGGAACAGGAGGAGATGCAAGTATAGAGCATAATGGTTCTCATTTATTTATTGATAACAGTGTTGGAAATTCATATATAAGAAATACTTCAACTGGAGATATTTTATTAAGAAATAGCACCGGAGGAGATATACAGTTTGACAATGAAGCTGCAGGAAATATATTATTTAATACAAGTAATATAGAAAGAATGCGTATTGAGGACAGTGGGAGAATTAGAATAAATGGAGTAAATTATGACCCTACAAGTGCAGGAGGTAATGATACAGGAGGTTTCTTTTTAACAGGAGATGTGCTTGGAAATCAAAATTATACAGCAGGAATTGGATTTGCTATGTCTACAGGTGCATCAGGAATAGCAGGTTATCAAAATGGAAGTGATGCAGATAGAATAGGACTATCTTTTTTTACTCACGGCTCAGGTACAGGAGGTGCAGCTTCACAAGAATCTATGAGAATAAAATCAGGTGGGGAAGTAGGCATAGGAACTCTACAACCATCCAGTAAATTATTCGTAAATGACACAGCAGATGGCGATAAAATAAGATGGGGTAGAAACGATTTATTAGTAGGCTCAGTAGGAACTTTTAATGGTGTGCCTTATATAGGCTATCAAGGTGGCGCAGGTGGTGGAATTATGTTTAATGGTGCGAATATAGAGCCTACAGGTATTGGTGCATCAAGAACAGATAATCAAAATGATATTGGTAGTCCGAGTCATAGATGGAGAAATACTTATTTAAGTGGTGGAGTATTCTTAGGTGGAACAGGAAGTGCTAATAAATTAGATGATTATGAAGAAGGAACTTTTACTGCTACAACTAACAATGATGGAGTAGGTCAACAAGTTACTGCTAATTACAGAAAAATTGGTCAATTAGTCACATACACAGTTTATATTCCAAGTTGGAATCCAACAAATGCAGGACAAGCAGTTATTGCAGGGTTTCCTTTCAGTGCTTTGACAAATTATGGATATGGAGTTGGAAATGTTACTCATTCAACAGGAGTTTTAAACTGTTCTGGTGGGTATCACGAAACTACAAATTGGAATGGAACACTAAATAATAGTACAGGTAGGTCATCTTGGGCAGTTGCGAGTGCAAGGTCATTAATGGTTACAGGATTCTATTATACTACATCATAATTAATAATTTAATATATATAAAATGAGTTTATCAAAAAAAAGAATACAAGACAAAATTGAAATAGTTGGAGAATTTAAAACTATTCAAGTAAGATACCAAGACCAAATAATAGAAAATGGTAAGGTTTTATCACAAGCTACACACAGGGAAAGTATAGAATGTGATAATATAGAAAAAGCTAAAGAAAACAATGTTGAAGAATTAGCTAAATTAGTTTGGACTTCTGATGTTAAAAAATCTTATAAAGATTACAAAGCAAGAATGTAAATGTAAAAATTAGTATATTTGTATTTATAACTTAAAAAATATAATAAAATGTCAAAAATCGAAGAAAAAGAATTAGAATCATTACAAGAACAAGAAAAAAAGAAAGGTGCGATTTTGCACGACTTGGGATTACTAGAAACTCAGAAGCATAGTTTAAACCATATGTATGCTGAATTAATGGTAGAACAAGATAAATCTAAAAAAGAACTTGAAGAAAAGTATGGTAAAATTAATATCAACTTGCAAGATGGTTCTTATGAAATAATAAAAGATGAAGAAAAAAATAAGTAAACACATTTCTTTTAAGGAAGCTACTCACTCTAATTATGCTGAACAATATGGCATAGAAAACAAGCCTACTGCTGAACATATCAAGAATATGGAACTAGTGGCTGAAAAGGTCTTTGAACCTTTAAGGGAGTGGGTAGGAAGTCCAATAAAAGTAAACAGTATGTTTAGGTCAGAAGACTTAAATAGGGGTATTAAAGGTAGTCCTGTATCCTCACATTTAACTGGAAACGCTATTGATATTACTTCAATGGGTGGTAAAACTAATCTTGAAATGTTTCATTACATTAAAGATGAATTAGATTTTGACCAACTTATTTGGGAATTTGGACACGAACCTCAATGGTTGCACGTTTCATACAAAAGCAAAAAAGACAATAGAA